GACGGAATGGTATTACCAGCACCCCAGCGAACCGGATAGGTTGCGGAGTCCAGTACACCATAGACTTCCTGGAGTTTATCCGAGGTTGTTTCCCAGATACACTCGTTGATGATTCCCATGATAGCGCGATAACGTGGCTGGAAGGCAAGCGCGAATTCCGCACGGATGCCTTGGGTGGTTAGCGCACCAATGTTTGCAACTCCGGGCATTGCTTACCTCCTCAATTAAAGCAGCGATCCAAGCTGAGTCTGGAATCCGAAAATAAACACATCGGCAGACGTTCCCGAATGCCAGTACAAAACATGACCAATAGCATTCGCATATGTGCTAGACGCAGTGGTCATGTCATTATCATTTGATGCATACACCGCAGTACGACCCACATCAGTCTGTGCGCTGACACCCGTTACAGATGCTTGCTCCAAGACAATGGGGCCACACTCAACAGAGACTTCCGGAACAGGAGACGCACTCGTATCACCCACCACTGCATTGGAAGTGGAGAGACTGTTCGTCGCTGATTGTCCAATTGCCATTCCGGTCCAGATAATTGTGGATTCATCCTGCCACAAGACAAGATATCCACGATTGGATGTCAAAGCACTTGCACCGGGAAGACCCGTAAATGCTCCGGCATAAACCGTAACGCCATTAGCGACACGGTAGTTTTGAATCCACGAGTACACTCCATGAGTGCGTCGAGGAGTAGCTTCGGTAAGTGCAGCCATCGTTACCTCCCCTCCTTCGTTTCGTTAGAGAGGGCAAGCTGTTGCTCGATGTACTTTTCCTCTCGTTCTTCTTCAGTAGAACCCCAATTCGCGCCAAAATTAGCGGATTGTTTTTTCAAAGTGCGGTATTCAAGAGCGAACTGAGTAGCCTTTTCAGCCTTCTCCGGATCACCCTGATATTTTGCCAAGGTCCCATCTGTGGCTTCCACGCTTACCCCAGAGGCGGCAAAATCGCTGAAGTTGGCAGAAGGAATTTCCCGAAGAGAAGGTTTCAACGCTTCTAGGTATTTGTTGAACCATTCAGAGGCCCCTTCCTGTCCTGCCTTTTCTGCTGCAAAAGATGCGATCTGCTCACGAAGCTCGTCAGTGACGATCTTTCCGGTGAGAGAGGCTTCAGCCTCTTTCATCAGAGAAGCAGCGATCTTCTCGTTTTCCTGGTCCTTACGCCAATTCTTCAGTTCCGCGTTGTCGTTTTCCAACGCACTGAATTTGGCAGCAAGCTCTGGCGTCATTTCCATTTTCGTTCGCCCCTCTTCCCCATCCGGCTCAATCGGAGTGTTCTCCGGTTTTCCCTGGATGGGGTCAATGTTTTCACGACCTTCCAACTTGTCACTGATCTCGCTCACCTTACTGCCGAGATCCTTCACAACGGTTTCCAAGGCAGCAAAGCGTGCAGTGATGTCGGAAGATTCAGCACTAACCTCTCCCGATACTTCGGCTCCGCTCCCTTCAATGGGAGATTTTTGTTCTTCCATATTGAATTTCCCCCTATCGTCAGGGCCTAAAGACGCTGCAAACTGGGCAGCATGATCCACTTTAACTTCACCAATAGTATTGTTCGCAAATTCAAAATGAGGTGGTTTTGTGGAAAGAAAAGCTAGTCCAGTAATTCTTCCTTTCTTATAAGAAAGTTCCGGACTGTGTGCGGGAAGTTCTCCCCGCTGTAGCTTCTGGAAGGTATTTCTATTAACCTTCACATCCCCAAAAACCGTCCACTTTTCATCTTTACCAAAGTTGTATTTCCCGACACGGTTCGGAAGAACGTAGCCGGAGAAGTCAGGTTCATTACCCAAATCCGTATCGGGATTATGTCTTACAAAGGCTGGAGCGCATCGATGGTTTGGCCCGTCATGGTATTGCGCCAGGGAATTCCTTACGCAATCCTCTAGCTTCTCTTTATCATAAGATTCAGGAGCGTTTTTCACTCCTTTCGGAACTTCAGAAAGGATCGGTACATCCTTCAAGGTGAAGTATCCGTCTCCGGTATCGACCGCTTCGTAGTTCGCGCCTTTGATTTTAATCTTTAATCCGGCTCCTTCAGCATCGAAACTAGCAGCAAAGTCTTTCTTTGCCTTACTAGGAGCGCAGTGGGAAATAGCAATGGCTACTTTTTGGTCTTGAGGTTTGTCTTCGTCCTTCATTTTCTTCAGCTTTGCGCTGATACATGCTTTCTCTTTAGGACTGAAGTCAAAAGAGGCTACATCCCATCCAGCCTCCGCAAACTCTGCTGAAAGATCTATAGATGAATCTTTATTCCCCATTGATCATAAATATGCATCGCTCAACAGGATAAAAGAATGGATTTATCTGTGGGATGATTTTCTGTATGCCCCATTGTCCCCACCATTGTTGGTGTTATTTGCGGCTTTAAATCTTTTATGTTCCCGAATTATCTCCACCATCAATCCCCGAATCACTTCCGATTCACTCAGTCCGGTTGGAAAAACAATCAATTCCCGGAATTCCATGAGCAGTTGTTTCGGAAGACGGAATACTTTTCTCGTCATCTCATGGGAATAATTTACTTCGACCGGAGATCGTGTACGGGGCATCAGAAAACCCCCGGTTTGAATCCCGGATCAGGATGGGCCTCGTGAAAATTGGGGGGTATATATGGGATTACTTCTCCATTTTTAAATAACCCTCTTCGTTCCAAATCCCCTTTTGAAATGAGGTTGACTCCGTGACGGCAGTTGTACCCTAAAGGGGGTCGAATAATTGACCATCGAGGATCTTTCGCCGTGGCCGTAAATCCCATCGCAGCGGCATGGTTGGGTCGTTCCCGATCATCGGAAATTCCAACCAGTTCAAGAGCCGGTGCTACTTCCTGAACATCTTCATCGAGAGCTTGGGCGAAGCGGCCATTTGAAACTGCGTTCGAGATATTAGTCCGATACAATACGTCGGAGTACCACTTACTCCAGGGACCGATCTCCTGCATCATCTCTCCGAATTCATCTATCCCTTTCCCTGCCTTTTCCACTTCCACGAGAGCCTTCTGCACTTCCTTGGTACGCCACATCGCCAATCTGTCATCGACGTTCCCTTCCGCAGCACGGGCAAGCGCGAAGACATGACCTTCGCTGTAAAGGCGCGTGACTTCCCGGTATCCTTCCGCAAGTTTGGGATCCCGGCTCAGAATATCATCAATGGCTTCCCGGAAAGAAAGACTGCTAAGAGGAGTCTTGTCTCCCGTAGGTTGAAGAGGGGGAGTCTTCGCAGCAAACTTCGCACTTCGGTCCAGTGCATTCACTTCCATCAGCACACGCTTACGTCCACGCATGTCAGCAAGGATCATCGTATGCTGGATGAGAGTTGCCATGTTCTTCCGCTCTCTCATCCTGTCTTTCCACGTTCCCTGGAAACGTGCCCATGCCATCCGCTTTACTGCGTCTTCAAAAAGACGACTGTGCTTGTCAAGCCATCTCTCCAGTTCTTCCTTCCCGGTGATCACAGGTGAAACCTTTGTCGGTCATTCGGCGTTGGAAGTTGGATCGTACTCGCCTTTCCGTTCATGGGATCTCCGTCTTCCCACGCACGGGAAAGAGTAGTCACCATATCTTCGGAAGCAGGATAAATCATTCCGATCCCTGCCAATCGGAGCAGGCAGTTCTTCGCCAACGGCCTCATCCCCACCCCTTGGGGTGTAATGAGGAGATGTGTAGGGTTCTCTACAACAACAGAAGCAAGTGGAGGGTGTATATCTATCTCATCAAATGCACTTTCTGGAGCCCAAACCGCAACCTCTCCTACTCCCGAAATAGCTATAACATGCCACATCTTTTCTTCCATCACACCTTCTCCGTAATCATATGTATATCCTGTTCCTGGCAAAGCCTGTATTCCGTTCCGTTCATCTTGACAACTGCGCCAGCATACCGTTGAAACACCACCTGATCTCCAGGATTCAGTTCCACGGGGAGTCTTTTTAAGGACGGTAAGTGCCATCCCCCTGGTCCTACTTTTACCACGGTTGCCCGTCGAACACCACTCTGAGCGTTCTGTTCGTTGGGTAAATAAATATTACCACTCTCCGTAGTCTCTTCCTTTTCCGGCTCGATCAGGATACTGTTAAACCGGGGATGAACATCCTTTATGTCCCATGTCTTCAGGTCCTTGAACTCCACTGTTGCCCATACACCATGTTCCCGGACAAACTTATAATCCTCCTCCGCCAGCCGCATATCTTCACCCATGTACTGGATGGTAAGGGCATACTCCCCCTTCTTAATGTCATCGATGGGAATACGGTGGTGACTGCGCGTATTGGGAACTGATCGTCCTACGTCCATTACCTCACCGATGGCAAGTTCTGTCCCTTGATTGGCACTCTTCGGAAGATGGATTCCCCCCGTGGATTTCTCCCTGCGAAGCATCCGCATCAGAATGTAATCCGCGATACAGGAAATAGTCTTCGGATCTATCTTTCCTGCGGATTCCTCGATAACCGTTCTACTCATTCTTTTCTCCCTTAAAATCCATGAAGTTCCAGACCGGCAAACTTTTCCTTCCCATGCTCCTTCAGAAGTTTCCTGATCTCAAAGTAGTACCAGGATTTCCCTTCCAGAACGATTCTCTCCTTCCGGTATCCTTCCCACCACTTTTCGGGACACGCCATCAGTTTCATTCCATTCTCATCCAGGGCCTGTTCGTACATGGAATTAATTTCAGGAATAGACTTACGTCCCGGCCAGCGGAGAACTTCGGACAGTTTGTAATGAACGTGTTTTTCGGTAAGTCTCTGTCGGTGAGCGAACTGAAGATGCATCACCCCTCCGGAAGAAACCGTTTCTCTTTCCACCCTGGAAATCCCGTAAGGAAGCCTGTGATGATGGTGGTAACCATCACCAGCCGGTTTCCAAGTGAGGGAGGAATCATCTGCAAAAGCAACCGAAAGCTGTGATCGTGACCATACGCAGTCATCTGCCCTGTACTGATCTATGTCTCCCCATACAGGAACCATTGGGTAATCAATAGCTACGCCAGGTTCAAGCGACAAGATACGATCCCTTACACTGGGAAGAAGATTCGCTGTAAACGCTTCATCAGCATCGATGATGGCTACATGAGTTGCCGCGTGCTTACGAGCGAGAAGAAGGGAATGCTGCCTTACATCCATCTCGTTCCACCACGGATCGCTGTTGTCTGGGATCTGTTTCATGAACTTCTCTCCCGGCTTGTACCGACTTTCCGTTTCGACCTCCTTCATCGGTTGCCAGAGAGAGTAATGAACCCGGTAAGGATTCTCCCCGGAGATCTCCTGGATAATTGAAAGGCTATCATCCCAAGAACGATCATCTACAACTACCAGTTCGTCCACCCATTTAAGAGCGGCCCTCATGGACATCCCGAGAATCCAGTCTTCGTTCTTTACCAGCATCACACCGATCAGTTTTTTCATACCATCCTCGCAATTTTTCTTACCCGGTGGGGAGTGTCGGGGGAAAACTCTACAGCACTCTTCTCCATCCACTTCGCATCGGAATGTTGATCACACTCAGCAGGATCCTTTGAACCACGAAGGACCATGAGGAAAAGGGCGTTTACCGTATGGGTTCCCTTTCCATGTCCAAAAGGATCCGTATCAAAGTAAGTCGTATCCCATCCCAGATGACGAAGGTAAATCGCTTCCATGCCAACTTCTTCCCGGAGGATTCTAATGGCCGCTTCCCGAATTTCTTCTCCCTTGTGAAGTCTGCCTCCAGGAACGTACCATTTCCCCGCTTCCGGTTCGTACTTTCGCAAGCAGAGCAAGATACGGGATCCCTCCATAACCAGTAGATCCACGCACGGGATCGTCATGTTTTCGTGGATCAAGCGGAAGTCGTCATCTCTAATCCAAGTCTTTCCCTGTACCATTGGACTGTTGTCTTTAACCCCTCCGCTAGTGATGTCTTTGGTTTCCATCCAAGTACTTCTCCTGCTTTTACGTTTGAACCAACCATTTTCATAATCTCATTGGGTCTGTAAGGAATGGAAAGATCTGCCTCCGCTTTGGAGTCAGTTTCCTTTCTAACCATTTCGAGCAAATCTTTTATTGCTACTTCTTCAGAACTACATAGGTTGATTGGCCCTTCGTAAGACTTATCCATTGCAAGGATAAGTCCCTCAACAATGTCTCCAACATAGTTAAACTCCCGCGTCTGCTCCCCCTTGGTGGTATGTACCTTCTGTTCAGAGAGAAACCTGAGTATGAATTCGCTCATCACGGCACGCATGGTTTGTCCGGGGCCGTAAACATTGAATGGACGTACCACTCGAATATCCGCACCCATCTTTTGATACATCAATGCCTGTAGCTCTCCTCCGTACTTACTGATGCCATAAGGGGAGACGGGATTGGGTTTCATATCCTCATGCCAAGGGGTTTCCTCTTGAATCCCATATACCTCAGAGGTAGACATATAAAGTGCTTTAATCTTTCGATTCCAGCACGATTGCATAATGTTTGCCGTTCCCTTGGTATTCACATCTACGCATTCTTCCTGATGATCCCAGGACTTACCTACATGATGAAACGCCGCTAGATGGTAAACCTCATCGCATCCTTCCAAGGCTTGATACACATCCACGAGATATCGAATATCCCCTTCTATCGGAACCACTCTCGGAGGCAGCATCGATTTCATCGGAGTTCTCGTAAAGACCCCTACTTGATTGCCTTCTATCTGGGCCAATTTCCAAACCAGATGAGATCCAATGAAGCCACTTCCTCCGAAGACCAGTATCTTTTTACTCATGCATTCTTCTCCTTTTCATCTAATCCGAAAGGCTCTTCGTTCGATAAAATCAACGTCACGGGACGGGTAAGTCGATAAAACTCTGCATACCTGAACTTCGGTATAATCGTTTCGTACTGGTAGTTTCCTCCCCCTAAAGGAGGATCGCACAGGGCATCATGCAGAATAATAAACTTCACCTTATCTTTTAGAGACAACGCTACATCTTTTCGCGTTTCTCCGGGGGCGAAGTCAATGAATGCGAGATCGTAGTCCTGACCTGTCCATCCAGGCCATTCCCCTTCCTCCACATCAATATTCCCCACCAACTCAAACTTATGCAGATCACTTTCCAATCCCCTGAACTTGTCAAGCCATTCCGGATTCGTGTCCACCGTCGTCAACGGGCGTTCCATTACCTTCGCCATTGCGTGAAGCATCGGGGTCGATCCCCATCCACACCCCAATTCCAGGATTCCCTTCTTCGTCTTGGCTACCGCTCCAGCC